ACTCCTTGTAGAGCAATTTTCATTCCTCTTTCGTCCTTCATATCAGCAATATCAATTAGCATCTGCTCAAGCGAAGTTTCGTTTAAGTCAGCTGCAGTCGATAGCTCGTTCTTTTGGTTTCCACTTAGCGTTGGGTGGTCAGTAGCACAAAGCTCCTTACCATCACCACCAGCAAAACTAGCATTGAACGCATTGTTCAATATGTTTGCTGCTTTAATTTGCTTAGTGTTAGCCATAGATCTTGCTAACGCTTTTGTGTATCTAGTGCTGATTTTGTCATAGAGGTTATCCTCTACAGCTTCTTCAGTTAGTGAGAAAGCCAAAGCAACAGTTTCGTGTGTGTACCTTGCAGTGAAAGTTTCTTGAGCGTCTTCGTATACAATACCTTGACCCTCAGGCTTTACAGCTGCATTGGCAAACCCACCAAGCATTACTTCTTCTTCAAAAGCACGATCAGAACTTTCCTCATCGAAAATTTCTGTGTGCTGGTTTTCGTATCGGTCATACTCTAACCCAAACAATGCGTTTAAGCCTGGTTCGAGTTCTTTGACCAATTGCATTCTTGAAATTACCATTGTTCAATATCTCCTTAGGTTTATACGCCTGCCCCGTTATTGTAATAAAGGTGCTCGTTGAACTTAACAATAAAGTTAGCGTTCGCAGAAGCAATATCACTATTATCGGGATCTTCTGAAATTCGGATTATTCTAAGTTGCGCAGTTGCACCAGCGGCAGAACCGAGCGTGTTTCTAGATTGTCCATCAACAGTAGAACCTGTGCCAGCTACGTGATCAGCGTTATCGCCGATAGCAGTTTGACCTAAAGTTCCATTGTCTTGAATTTCAAAAAGCATGTTTGGATCGTCATAGACAAATGCCTCAATATCACCACTAGAAGGCGTAATGCTTCCAGGATAATAATTTGAGAATGTCGGTTTTTTAGTAGTAGGATCATTATAGAAACAACCGTTGAAAACACCAACGTTAGCAACATCAGTAACAGCACTTAATTGTATTGTTCCTGCAGCTACTAGCTTTACAATATCTCCTTTAAAAATCGCAGTGCCGTAGCCATCTGCAATTTTGTACTTAGAGGTACCTTGTGTCATCGGAGCGCTTCCTAATCTACCTACTGGTCTCATACCGAATGGCGCGTTATTATTAGCCATGATTATCTCCTTACATAATTGTTATAACACACTCACCTCGAGTGTGTTAATTTTGTGTAACTATGTGTTAGAAAAACTTATTAGGTTTTCTTGCCACCAAATGTTACGCGAGAACTTCTCTCTTTCGAGATTGGCATGCTAGGATGTTGATCTTTCATAGGATCGTTTGCAATCGCATCATCTTTATCTTGCGTTTGTTTTGCAAAATAAGCTTTACGTTGTTCAACAATCTCATTAGGGATTCTTGCTAGCATTAAACCTCCTACAGCTATAACACCTTCATATCTACCTGTATCGATTGATGGCCATTCCATTTCCGGATATTCATCTGCTCTCACAAATTCCCATCCTTCTCGTAGTCTAGCTGAAACATTTTTTTGATCCATCTGTCCTACTGATTCGGCCCTTACCCATCTGTGCTTAAAGCCATTGGGTGCAGGTGGTGCGTCTAACTGAGACGGTGGAGTCCATACCTTAGGTCGCTCTCCTTTAGACCTAATTTCTGACTCGCGTGACGGTAGTTTATTTTTATTATTTGTATTCATATGCCTACTCCTTCACGTACTTCGCATATTCGCTTAGTGGCACACCTAATTTTTTAGCTATGGCAACTTGTGATGGTGTGAGTCTCACAGTACCTTTGCGCCTAGCCGATTGAGTACTCCGATTAGCGGAGGCCACAGTTTGCGTGGGCGTTAAAACTTGTTCGCCAAATTTATGAGGAAACGTGTCCCTCATTCTTTTGTCAATCTCACTATAGTACTCATCTGACTTCGTGTCAAATCCTTCTTCAACTAATTTTCTGTGAATTGAAAAAGATGTGAGTGTCATAGGTTCATCGCTTCCAAACCAATCGTTCTTTTCAGCCCAGGCTTCTGCCTTAGGATCTGGTGGAGCTTCTGGTTGTGGAGCTGGTTGAGGTTGTTGTGTAGGCATTTGAGGTTGATTAGGATCAACTCCACGTGCTTCCATTTCTTTTTTTAATCTTTCACGTTGATCTAAGCTTTTCTTTGCTCTATCAGCATCCACTGCTAAACGGGCTATTTTTTGCTGTGCTTCTACTTGTGCATCTATGTCACCTGTATCCATAGCATCTTTTAGCTGTTTTTTAGCTTCTGCTGTTTGTGCTTCAACACGAGATGCAAATTCATTTACATATCCTGTGTCTAACAACTGAGTCTTTTGCTTTAATTTTGTTGACTCTTGTTGTAATCCTTGAGCAAACTCAATTGCAGCTTGTTCTCTTCGTTCAGATTCTCTAAGCTTTTTGGTTAATTTATCAATCCTTGATTGAACTTTTTTGCCGTAGTCCTCCATCTCTCCTTGAGATGCACTATCTTCAACTATTACTTCTTGTTGATCTTGTGGTTGAGATTCTACTTTACTTTCTTTTGATTCTGGTAGTTCCACATCTATTGATGGTCCATCTGATGGTAAATCTACCATGACGGCTTCAGCACTTTCTTGTGACTCTACCTTTGGTTGCGCGTCTGCAGGCATCTATCCTCTCCTGTTTATTTGTATTGCAAGATATCCTCTGGGTCTTTTACCACAGCAATTATCTCGTCTTCGTTAAGTATTCTCACTTCACCACCTTCTATACCAAAACGTGATCCAGCATAACGACCGAATATAATCCAGTCTCCTTTCTTACACCATGGTCCATTTGGATATCTCGTTTCATCTTTGTAACAATCTGGTCCTATTTTAAGAACCAAACCAGTCACTGTTGTATAACTACGCTCTTCCATTGTTTGGTCAGCTAATATTACACCACCTTTAGTTTTACCTTGTCCTTTGTAAGGTAGTACTAGCAGACGCCAACCTGTTGGATCAGGCAGCCTATCTAAAATTTTTTCGTCTGGTAAATGTTGTATATTAGAAGTAGCATCTTCTTGAATTTTTTTAAGAAATTTATTTTCTTTGTCTTCTGCTACTTTATTGTTTTCATCAGCTTCTACTGACAAATCTTTTTCTTCAAGCGCAAATCTACGCTTTGGCAGTTCCTTTTCTGTCATCGTTGTCCTCATCTTTCTGCAGGTCCTGAATCTCCTGTTCCATTATTGCATAGGCCTTATACTCGCCTACGGTTCTATTGTACTCATCCCAACCAGGTAATCCAGCTGCTATGATTTCTTTCAACTCCTCTTTGCGAGCTCTAATCTTTTTCAAGATTATATAGATCGCTGTTTCATCTCTCATTAATTGGTCTATATACTAACAATTCCATTTACGCAAAGATTTATTTATTCTAGAGTTAGGATCTCTAGCTGTCTTTGCACTGGTTCTTCTCTTCTTCATGCCTTCCATTCTTGCACAAAATGACTTACGTCTTTTCGATGCTTTAGAACCTTTTTTTAATTTAGATGGTTTTGTTGTAACGGCAGTTTTTAATTTAGAACCAGGGTTAGCTGCACGATAAGATGCAACACCTTTTTTATTTAAACCACCAGATTTACTTTTACCTTCTTTTCTTTGCCATGCTGCTGTTTTAGCCATTTTTCTTTTTTACTATTGACTTTAAAGATTTTGCTTGTCCGGCATGTAATTTAGAAGCTTTTTTTAAACCTTTAATTACTTTTTTTATTTTCTTTTTAGCTGTTTTACGCATACTTTGTTTTTTTACGTTTACCTTCTAAAACCATACCACATCCTTTTGCTATGCCTTTTGGATTTTTATCTGACTTGGCTTTTCTTTTTTGTGATAACGATTTTTTCTTAGCCACTTTTTTTAGCTGGTTTTTTAGCTGTTTTAGCAGATTGCTTTAATGCTTTATCTGTAACAGTACCTTTGCCAGGTTTACTAGTGCCTCTTTTTTTAGCGCGGTTCATGTAATAGTACAAACCTTTTTTAACAGTGCGTCCATCTTTAGTTACGTGTGTATCTTTTTTTGAACCACCATCTTTGTAT